CCTGGGGGAGTACCGTATGCCATCGTGCACCAATGGGATCGAGTACCTGAGATCCGCGAGATGGTCGAAAGGAAGTATCGCTCATGAGAATTCTCTATGTGGTCCACCGCTATGCCCCCTTTCCAGGAGGGTCTGAAACCTATGTACGTAACATGGCCGAAGAGACATTATATCGAGGGCACCTCGTTGCGGTCCTTGCTGGTGAACACCAGGGGGACCTGAATGGTGTGCATGTGACGAGTGATCCACAGATTCTTGCTCAATATTGGGACCTGATTGTCGTGCATGGTGGGGATGTGAGTATGCAGAATTTTGTCCTGATGAACGCAAACAACCCAGAACTCGGTGGGCCTGTCCTTTACTTGCTGATCCTTCCTTCTGAGTCCCCAGTTTGTCTCAAGGGTCTAGAGAACTCCTCGTATATCGGATGCAGCACGATTGCCGACTGGCGCCATGTGGAAAAGTTTGCGGTGCAATCGAAATCGGTAAAGGTGCGGCATGGGATCGTCAGACATTCTTCTATTGGAGAGCCTGGGTTTCATGAACGTATGGACATCAAGACCCAGTATATGTTCTTATCCTCCGGTGGTTACTGGCCCAACAAAGGCTTTGGTGAACTGGTTGAGATATTCAATTCGATTCGCCGAACCGATGTGACTCTGGTCCTGACAGGTTATGATAATCGCCATGGTTTGATGCCGCAGGCTTCCGAATTTGTCAAGCCCTATCTACTTGAGAACCGGGAGGATATGTTGTCAGCCCTCAAGGATTCCGACCTCTATATACTGAATAGCACAACCGAGGGGTTTGGTTTGGTCCTGCTTGAATCGATGTTGAACATGACTCCCTGGGTGGCTCGCAAGATCGCCGGGGCCGAGACCATGCAGGACTATGGAAAGACCTATACGACACCCTATGAACTGGAAGAGTACCTGCGGCACTTCAAGGGTGCGCCTAGTGCTGATTGTATTACAGGCCAGTATTACGTTCTGGCTTCTCATTTGATCCAACATACTGTTGAGGATATTTTGAAGGTGATTGCATGAACCTGACATTCGGAATTTGTACCACACAACCTCGTCCAGATCGATTGGCAGAAGTGATTGCCTCGATTGACGCCTTGAACATTCCACAGTATGAAGTGATGATTATGGACGGTCCCGAATGGATCACCACCAAAAAGAATGCGGTGGCCCTCCATGCCAAGTATGATACCTTGGTATTGCTACATGATTACTTTGTGTTTGATCCTGGGTGGTACCAGGCCTATGAGGCCTTCGGGTATGAGTGGGATGTGTGTTCAAACCCACAGATGATGATTGACGGAAAAAGACATTTCACTGACTGGGTTATTTGGGACCATCCCATTTATCCCAGGTACTACTCTCTGCCCTATGGGAATCTCACGTTCACAAAGTTTCAATATCAGTCTGGTGGGTATATGCTCGTCAAGCGCAACTTTCTTCAGGCTGAGCCATTGAATGGGTCCTATGTATCGGGGCAACCTGAGGATGTTGAGTGGTCGTTACGGATGCGTAACAGAGCGGTATATACCTGCAATCCTCATGCTATTGTAAGGCATAACAAGGTGCATAGGGACTGTGGGAGACCTGGGTTCCCATTTCGTCAAGAGGGGCACCTATGAATATTGTTATACCAATGGCAGGTAAGGGTTCTAGGTTTGCACAAGCGGGGTATACCTTCCCCAAGCCCCTTATTCCTGTCAATGGGAAACCAATGATTCAGGTGGTGGTGGAGAACCTTGATCTTGATGCCCACTATATATTCATAGCACAACAGGAACATGAGGAACGCTACCACCTCAGAGATATGTTGCAAGTGATGGTACCTGGTTGTGATGTGGTCACGATTGCCGGGGTGACAGAAGGAGCCGCATGTACAGTGCTTCAGGCCCTTCCCTTGATTGATACCAGTGAACCTCTTTTGATTGCGAATTCTGACCAGGTGATTGATTGGGATTCTCAGGAAGTGATGCGAGGTTTTCATGAAACTGGTATGTATGGAGGAATGGTGACCGTCAAGTCTGTGAATCCTGCCTATTCCTATGCTCGCTTGGATAGTCGGGGTTATGTGGAACTTGTTGCCGAGAAACGTGTGATCTCAAATCATGCCACCACAGGACATTATTACTGGAGACATGGAGCAGAATTCGTGCGTCATGCACACCAGATGATTCGGAATAATATTCGTGTCAATAATGAATTTTATGTGTGCCCGGTGTACAATGAAGCCATTAGGGATGGTAATTATATAGGTATACAGTCGGTGGCCAAGATGTGGTCCCTGGGTACACCTGAAGATTTGAATTACTATCTGAAGGAACATCACACATGAGAATGGATAGAATTGAACGATTCAAGAACGGTTGGTTTATCGGGGACTTTGAGCCTTCCCTGATTCGCACCAAAGACTTTGAAATTTCTCTGATGACGCATGAAAAGGACGCCTATATACCATTACATTATCATCACCTCGTTGAGGAAATGAATGTCTTTGTGAGTGGGTCGATGACCTGTAATGGTTGCGTGTTGATCCCTGGGGATATTTTCATTTTTGAGAAGGATGAAGTAAGTGATTGTGTGGTTCATGAAAAGAGCACCATCCTAGTGGTGAAGGCGCCTTCCATCATAGGAGATAAGTACAATGTTTAACATTTTTCGTCCAACAGATGATTATTTCTCAGGCAACCTCGATCCTGAAAAATATGTGTTTGTCCACTATGATCTTGAAAGTACGATCAGTCTTGAAAAGGCCGCCTACGATCTATCAATAGGGCAGAGTGTGGGCAATCCCAATGTTCGCAATGCCTGGGAGACTGATGCACTCTTTGAGGAGCATTCCTGTCGTGTGGATACACCAAAGGGTTGCTTCAAGCATAGAAAGCGGGGATTCGTTACCATTGCATTCCCTGTGGTCAATACTGATTGGGACGGTGACGGCATCTCGCACCTGATGTGCCAAGTCCTCGGCGGCCAGGCTGATATCTCCCATATCATTCGATCCCGCGTCAACAGTTTTACGTTTCCTGCTTCAGTAAAGGATCACTTTCAGGAACCCTATTATGGCCTCAGTGGTATGCGTGAAATCACAGGGCAGTACAATAAGCCGTTGTTTGGCGGCATTGTGAAGCCCAAGACTGGGCTGCGACCGCCCCAGTTACTTGACATGGTGAAGGAAATGGTCGATGGGGGAGTGGACTTCATCAAGGAAGATGAAATTCTTTCTAACCCTGCATTCTGTAGTCTACAAGATCGGGTACCACTGATTTCCAAGTATATACAAAACTGTGGGCGTAAAGTGGTGTATTGTTTTGCGATCAATGGTGACCCCCATGTCATCGAGCCACGAGTCAAGTACCTGGCCGATGAGGGAGCCTCTGGACTTCATATCAATTTCTGGAGTGGTCTAGGGGTCTATCATACGATTCGGCGCCTGAATCTTCCCTTGTTCCTTCATTATCAAAAGAGCGGAGACAAGGTGATTACTCACCCCGGCAATGCCTTTGGTCTGTCATGGTTTGCTATGTGTCAATTGGCGGCCCTCTGCGGCGTTGATTCTATCCATGCAGGAATGTACGGTGGATACATGAATGCCGATACGGTGGAATTGCAGTCGGTCATGGAACTTCTAGGTGAGCATAATGTCGTGCCGACCTTGTCGTGTGGTATGCAACCCGGACTGGTCAATCATGTGACAGAGAAAGTGGGCACTGAATATCTTGCCAATGTCGGTGGAGCTTTGCATGGACATCCTCAAGGCACTCTTGCGGGGTGTAAGGCGATGCGTCAAGCTATCGATCATACATACGGAGAAGAATACAAGAAGGCAATCGAAACCTGGGGACTTATTAACTAAAAAGGAGTGACACTATCGATCATACATACGGAGAAGAATACAAGAAGGCAATCGAAACCTGGGGACTTATTAACTAAAAAGGAGTGACACTATGGATCAGAATGCACATAATTGGGGGTGTGGAATTTACGCAGAGTGGACGCGCAGACGAGTTGCCAAACTTGTTCAGATTCTTGGGAAGGAATGGTTTCCAGGAAAGCGGGTGCTTGATGTCGGTGCCGGTCACGGAATGAACGGGAAGGCGATCATCGAACTTGGTGCTGATGTGTTGTTTACTGATGCTCGTCAACACCACGTGGATGTTCTCAAACGTGATGGATATAATGCTGAAGTCATGGACAACGAAAAAGAATGGACGGTTCAAGGACCCTTCGATCTTATCGTACATTGGGGACTGCTCTATCATGTCGATAACTGGAAGCAAGATGTTCGCTGTGCGGTTGAGCGCACTCCTCTATTGTGCCTTGAGACTCTTATAGGTCTCGGTGATGATCCCAATGAGGAAGTCAAGGTACCAGAGCTTTTGACCACTCAAGATCATGCGGTCAGCGGCATCGGTACCATCATGCCTGCAATCGTATTTGAGAATTATGTGGCATCATTAGGATGCACATTCCAACGCTATGATGACGCAGATATGACTGTAGCCGGTCACCATCGTTATGATTGGGATATCAACGTAGGAGTTGATTATATCGACAAGAGAGGTCAGCGACGATTCTGGATGGTCAGGAGGTAACTATGAGCATAGTCGTGGATGTGGGGGCCTATACAGGCGCAGAGACCTTCAAGTTCCTGCTGGACTCTGAGGCCAAGGTGTTTGCGTTTGAACCTGAAGCCCAGCAGTTCAGGGAATTACTCCAGAAGGCCTCAGAGTTTCCTCGGTTGACTGTGCTCCCGTTTGCGGTGGATATCGGGGATAACCAGGAACCATTGTTCCATAAGTCTGATGGGCAGAGTACCTTGGATCCCCCGATGTTTGGTACCGCGGGATCGAAGTTCACCATGGCGTGGACGATACGCCTTGATACCTTCATGTATCTGTATTCGATCTTTGACATTGATTATTTGCATGTGGATGCCCCATTCAGAGAAGAGATGATCCTTGAGAGCCTGGGAAATCGCGTCGATCAGGTCAAGGGTGGCCGCATTCGTCGGTACGGCCAACGCTCTGTGGTGCCTGCATGGCTCCTCGATCATGGGTTTAATATTGCCGTGGATAGTACTACAGGCCATTTTACAGAGCCTGACATTCGTTTCTTTAGAACATAACAGGAGGTTTATTATGAGCGGTCCTTCATTCGTATACAACACCGTAGGCGCCCCCACACCTCCACGGGTACCTGTGGTCTCTGCTCCCAAGCCCTTCAAGACCGTTATTGAAGTGGGGGTCAACCAGGGGCAAGATACCATAAATTTTCTCACACAAGAGAATATGGTCCTCTATGGATTTGAGCCTGTATGGGCTTTGGTGGAGATGCTCAATAAGAAGTTTAAGGATGATCCACGGGTACAAATTATTCCTTGTGCGGTTGATGAGGAACCTCGGTTTACACAGTTTAATGTGGCCGCCTGGCGCGACCAAGGATGCAGCAGCTTCTATGACTATGCTGATGGGCTTGAAAAGACTTGGTCACAGACCAATTACTATCAACTTCCGACCCATAAGCAAAAAGTGCAAGTCGTGCGCCTGGATGATTTCTGTAAAACCTACGGTATCACCAATATTGATTACCTTTGGGTTGATGCCCAAGGAGCAGACTTTGCGGTACTCAAGAGTCTGGGATCATATATCGATATCGTCCAGGCCGGTCGAGTAGAAGCAGTTCTCAATGTCTCTCTCTATAAGCGCGAGGGGAATTCTGTGTCTGATATTCTACCATGGCTTGAGTCAAAGGGATTTGAGATTGAGTCTGTGATACCAGATGCCAACCCACAGCAATGTGAGGCGAACATCCACTTCAAGAGGAAATCCACATGATACTCATAGCCCACCGTGGTAATATTACCGGTCCTCAACCGAGCCGCGAGAACACCCCAGGGTACATTGATATTGCTCTGGCCTTGGGGTATGATGTGGAACTGGATGTATGGGGGGCCGATGGACGCCTGTGGTTGGGGCATGATTTGTCTGCGGCCATCCCTATCTCCACCGTATTCCTCAAGGAGCGTGATCCGCACCTGTGGGTACATTGCAAGAACGCCATGGCGATCCAGATAATCCTAGAATTGGCGCCTGGCGTTCGGTTCTTCTTTCATCATGTGGATGATTACACCCTGACTTCTGATGGCTTTGTCTGGTGTTACCCCGGCAAGACACCCCCGACCCCCAGGGCCGTCGTGGTGTTGCCAGAGACATTCATGAGGAGGGAATCAATCCCAGGGTATCTGAAGGAGGAGCACGTGGTCGGGGTCTGCTCCGATTATGCCGCAGAACTCCAAACGCATAAATAGGAGATACAATTCATCTCTGTAGAGGGGATTCATGTTATCTGAACTCTTTGTGCCCAAATACTCATTGAACATTGATCGCTCCTCACTCCCCCAGGTGAAAACAGCCGACGTTCGAGACTATCTCCATTGGATGCAGAAGAATAAGAACATCCATTGCATCCAGACCCATCTACCCGCAAATCATCTGACCCCTTCTCAGGGTCACTTCAACAAAGCAAAAGTTGAACATTTCCTGACCCTGGACCGTAAAGACCTCAATCAACCCATCATTGTTTCTGCTGATTACATCATATGTGACGGTCACCACCGATGGCTCGCGCTCCTGAACATGGACCCTCATGCTGATGTGCCAGTGTATAAAATGAGTGTAAACTTTCCTGAATTACTCAAGGCGACCCAAGAGTACCCCAAGTCCTTTACCAAGTCTGTGGTGGAATCCTTCAGGACTCTGACAGAATCCGTTGAGAAACATAGTGTTCTGACATTCGGTCGTATGAATCCCCCGACGGCAGGCCATGCCAAACTCGTCCATAAGGTCCATGAAG